TGCTTCTGAATCATTCACTTAACCACTTCCTTGCTTGTTCACGGCGAACTGCTCGTTCGGACATATCATTTTTATGTTGTTGCTGTGCAGATATTAGATTATCTGTATAGTGTGCAAAATACTTCCACGTTGGTTTATCTGCTACATCGAAATAATATTCTAGTAGGTCATAGCACATAGATATGCCATACGACTCAATGAGTGCATCTGCAGCCCACTGTTCTACGTTTAAATTTAATAATGGCTTTTCCTCGTACTTTATAAAATAAAGCTTAGAGTATCTACTGAGCAAAGCCATTCGGTCTTTGCGTTCAGCCATTACTTGCTTTCGATCTCGTCTTTAGATTCGTTGATCTTTTCAACAAGTCGTGCTTCTACAAACTCGTACACACGGTCAAATGCCTGTTGTACGGTTTCTCCCTCACGGCGTGAATCTTCAACGCCTAGATCAATACGGAGTGATTGAAAGTTACCAAGATTGAGCGTATAGCCCAATGCAATGTTAATCTTTGTGTTTTCGTTTTCCATCTCATACCCTTCTATTAAATACTTTCGGACCAAACAGGAATGAATTGTCCGTCTGCAGTTCTTGTATATGTCAGTATACCATCTCCCATACGTCTTGTCAACTCTTGTGGAGAGGGAGTTATGTCGTTGGTAACTAATTTATCTTTTCTTGGTCTACCTATGTGGTAGGTAGCAAGTATATCACGAATATCTCGTACCTGCGATTCGGAGTAGTAGCATCTAACCTGCCAGCCACGCTCTCCGCCCTTCTGAGACCCCATTGGCTCAGGTATGACTCCACGCTTCATAAGGCTTGGCATATACTTCTTGTGTCTGTTTACTAGGATTGCTGTCTCTCCTACGGTATATGCTCTTTCACGATTCCGTTTAAAGTCTGTGACTAAGCAACTTTCTACCTGATCTTTAATGATATTGTATACCGACATAATTCCATTAGACCTATTGAAGTGATAGATACGAACAAGGTCACCATTTAAAAACCAAACCTTTTTACTGCCTGGGATTATTTGGGCAGAGTTATAAGTATCTCTGTCCATTAGACAGGTAAGCCAACAGCAATAATGTTTACAGACATTCCAGCAACATCTCCAGCTTTTTCAAATTTTACGAACCCCTTGACTTGACCAGTTGTTACTGAGCTAATTACAGCATAAACATTTTTGTTTGCAGCAGTTGCTGTTCCATCTAAAATTGGTGAGACAGTAACTACTGGTGGATATCTAAATGAAATATCAAAGTCATATATAAATTCTTTATCGTCATTTGCCTTTACTGATGCACCTAGATTAAGGGTTGCCTGACCAGTGACAATCTTTGCCTCTGACATTCTTATCTGTTTAGGACCTTCTTTTGTCCATAAAGATGCGTATGCCGAAACATTTACTGCAACTTTGTCCCATAATGCATTGATTGATTCTGTTATCTTATAAACAAAAGAGATGTCAAATGGCTGACCACGCTGAGGTACTGGTAATTTCATAACTCTATTATAGCACTACATCGTGAATGCGTTAGACTCTCCAAGCAAAAGATTATTATTTTCTTCTTGAATAAGTCCTGCAACCTGGACCTTAAACTTTACACGATTTGTTCCAGCTAACTTAAAAACTGTTGCTGAAGAAACACTAACTGTGTCTAAAAATTCATAAGCGGTATATGTCGATCCACTATTTGAAGACCACTTTACAAAAATATCGTAGAGTGGTCTGTAAGAAGATGCTGTTGGTGTCCACTGTAGAGAGATCACGTCGCTGGTTATTGATGCTGTCATTTGAGCAGTTGTTATTGGAGCAGTTACTGGAATTTTTTTAGCATCTATATTTAAATATGGAGACCATGCTGATTTTTGTGACCCATCTTCATTAGATACTCTAAACCTTAATACATACTTATTGTTTTCGTCAACTCTCTGTAAAGAATCTTGTAAAATAGAAACAATCTTAATATCTTCAGTAGCCACTATACCCCCACATTTAGATCAAGGTTGAACTTGGCTTCAAATATATTTGCCGAGTTAATTTCTTTAAGAACTGGCTTATTTGTTTCATCCTGAACTGGAGAATAGGACACCATTCCATAAATAGGATTGTTTTCTCTATCTCTATTATTTTCAAATCTTAGCCCATCCAGTGCTACATAGTATGATCCATCCGAATATTCAACTACACCATTTGGAGAAACGGCTGTGCTACCAACATTTGCTGCTGTAACAGAATAAGATATAGTATTAGCTGTTGTATTAACATTTGTGGCTGAGAATGTTCCATTAAAGGTTGCATCTACACCACTTACTGTAAGCATCTGACCAACAATCATTTTTGGAGCAGTGCCTGTTGTAATTGTTGCAATATTATTTGTTAAAGATTTAGTGGTTACGGCAAGGTTGGCTGTAGGCACTGACACAAAAACTTTAACAATGTCTACGGTTGCCCAGTTAAAGCCAGAACTCTTTTTAAAATCTCCAAGAGATAAAGTTTTTGTAAAGTATACGTTGTTTTCAATATAGTCGGTTGAGGAAATAGTAAACTGTGCCTTTGCAAAGTCGGTTCCTACTCCAGACTCTGTTTCGTCGGAACCAAATTCCATAAGAATGTTTAAAGTTGTTGGAACTGGAGTTGCTGGATCTACTGCCAAAACAGACATTGCAAGTTTAATTTCATCCGAAGAAGCATTTTTATCAAATGGATACTGTTTTCCAATTAAGTGAATATGTGGCTGAGCCAACTCCGAACCCCCTGAAGTATATGTTGCTGTCCAAATTCCATTAGCTCCTGTTGTGTTTATTCTAGACATTCCAGTAGACAATGCAATTGACCCTTGCAGCAATCTCGGTTTTTCATTTTTAATTACTGCTGTTCTGTTTGCATTTTCAAATACTGGATTTGTGTTGTCAATACCGAACACCACTCCTGTTGCACCTGTGTCAATTACTCCTGTTGCATTAGCATATATTGCTATCGTTGGAGTAGTAATTGTAGTTGCCTGAGTCAGTCCGTGATATTCCCAGTTTTCTGCTGTTGTAAAATTATTAATAATTCTGCTATCTATTCCAGTCGCAGTCGGGTTTGATCCTGAAGAAAAAATGCCAGCCTCTGTTATAAGATATCTTTCTTGAGATGGCAAGTCACCAGACAAAATAACGTTTGTTACACCAGTTATAGTGTTTTGTTCAAATGTTCTAGATGTAATTGGAACTCTAAACATTTCAAAATCAAGAACTTCTTTGTTTTTAAAATTAAGTACTGCGGTTCCAGAAATATTTTGTGAAGCAATATTATCTGCTGTTTTACTAAACTTAAACCAGTTAGTATCTTTTTCTGTAACTGTATAGGTTCCATTTATTGAAAGGGCGTTGCTTGAAATTGTAACAAGATCTCCGACTACAAATGGGTGTGCAGCTGCAGCAACATTTGCAACATTGGTTGTAATTGAATAAGTGGTAACACTATCAGAGTACGCTGTTCTTGGTCTAGAGCCACAGCCAATTGCAATATACGATGCATAGGCTGGTGCTTGATCGATCAGATATTTTGCAATAATTGATTGCCCAGTAGTTGTAATCATGTCTATTATATTGTACCATTAATGACATTGCCATTTGTTAAAATTTCTACGTCAACATAATACCCTGTCTTAATATCTTTAAGGTTTATCCTTACGTTACCGTTTGGATTTTGACTTGAGTCGAGCTCTGGCTCGATAAGTGGGTGCGATATGTTATTTTCTGGAACATGCTTTTTTAAGTCTATTGCAAATCCACGAAAGATGTTAGAAGAATTATCATTAAATGAGATTGCGTTTTCTTTAGAAAAGGCTGTACCTGCGTCTTGTATTGCAGTATAGTTTCTATTAAGTGGGCTGTCAATAAGATCTGATCTTGTTGCAGAAAGAATTTCTGTACCCCCAATTGTTGCAAAAATATAATCTCCCATTGACTCTACAGAAATGTATGGATCATCTAGTACAACGTCAGGACTTGCGATTTGAATGCCTTTTCTTACTCTGGCATAAATTGGCTCTGGAAGAAATGGGTTTACGGCACTAACCATTATGAACCTCCCGATGGAATTTCGCTAACATAGACAGTCATATTCGGACCACCTATGGATCTCTTATATTCAATATTATACACAACAAATCTTGTATCTGAGCTAGATACTTGATCTATGTTGTCTTGATCTTTATAGTTTATAGTAACAATGTCTCCAAGTTGCAGTGTTGGAATTGCAAAAATAGAAAGTCCAATAGATTTTCTTGGTTGAATAATCTTATCAACCATCCATCCCATTAAAGATTCTGCAGCATCCTGTGTCTGAATGTATTCAGAAAAAATATTAAATTCTTTTCTTCCATAAGTAATTCTACTATTTTTAATCGATCTATAGTCTCTCTTATTGCTAAAAACTTCGTTTGCATCAATTGTTCCGTATGAATCTACATCGGCAACGTTTCCCTTTTCTTTGAAGAAATCATCTACCGTAAGATCGTGCTGCGATTCTTGAGTAAATGTTACACCTAAAATTCTTAAGTAGCTTCCGCTTGTTTCATCAAGGCTAAGGACTCTATCTGTTGTATTGAATAGCAAAAACTCTGCACCGTAAGCACTTGAAACAAATCCAGAAACCGAATACCCCTGAAGCCTATTGAATGTTGGTGCAATTTTTGCAATAAGTGCAGGATAAGCTTTGTCATACTTAATGTTAAAGTATGCCATCTCTCTCATAATTGTCCCAAACTCTTCAAAGAATATGTCTACACTTCGAGGTGCAATTGGGCTTACTCCAGAAAGATAGGTGTCTGAAATTGCAGGTGGCAAACCATACTTGTCGTATGCATCATCTGTTTGAAATTTATCGTTTAAAGAAATTGCAGCATTTAGTGGTGTTTCTGCAGTGTCAAAGTAGTTTGCCGCTTCGTTATTTTTTACAGCATAAATGTTTTCAAACATTATTTTTGATGTTCCTCTAACAAAGAGTGCTGTTGTAGATGTCTTTATAATTGGATCATCATCCCTGACCCTACCAACTAACTTGTTATTAATATAAATGTAAAACTCATACGCATTAAGGGTCCCCTGATTATTTCCAGCAACAAACTCTGTGTTTGTCCCACGAATTTCTTTTACCTCTACAGCAATGTCGTAGACAGTCGGTGTTTCTTCGCCCTTCATTCTGTACTGACCAGCAAATCGACCATCATCAACAAGAACGCTTGTCAATCCGCTCCAAAGCTTTACTGGTACTGCTTTTGTGGCTGTGTTTGCACTAGTATCTGCAACAACCTTGTAGAAAAGAATATTTGCAATATCGTCTGCGTTAGAAAAGTCTGAGATATTGCTTGAGGACAATGCCGCAAGCTCTAAAAAGTATCCAGTATTTTTGGTAGGATTTACCATAAACCCAATACCACCAGAGCCTCCGTTAATTGTGGTAGCCGAGACTCCATCTGTAGTGTCTCCAGAAACATATGGCATACCACCTGTTGGTGTCTGATAAGCCATTTCATTATTTTCTGGAGTACCAATAACTCTTAGGCGTGTTCCAAAGTGATTGTATATTTCTCCGATATCAGTATATGAGTATGAAATAAAGTCCCTTGCCTGATCTGCACTGTCAAAGTTTGGACCAGTAAACACTAGTGCCGAAGACTGAATTTTTCCTGTCTGGGTAGTTGTCAGGGTGGTTGTAGAGATCTCTGAAGAGTATGGTGCTGACATATAGTTTTTTATCAAGGATACTCTCGTTGCTTGTTGCCCCTTTTTATAAGAATAGCTTGTAGGAATATTTGAAGCGTTTATGCTTACTGTTCCAAATCCATTTCCACCATCTGGGTTAGTCTCTACCAAGTAGCTGCTATAAATCTTTTTGCCGCTAAGCTTAACAGTATTGCCAAGAACTCCTGTTGGTGCTTTGTTTAATTTAATACCTGCAGCAACTTTTGCCGATACAAATGTTCCAGCCGCAATGTTTGTTCCTGTAACTTTTTGTCCAACAATAATGTATTTTCTATCCGCCTTTTTAATATACAAAGTTTTTCCAGTATATCCATCATTTCCGTTTCCAGCATTCTTTAATACATCAACATTTTTTGTACTAACAAAGGTATCATTTAGCAATAGTTTTGAATTCATTTCAATACCGCCAATATTAGAGTTAACCCAGGTTGGAAGTTTGTTTGAGTGAGCAGAAACTTTTGTCCCAAACTCTCCTCGTCCATGCTTTTTTACAGCACCGTTCTTGATTCTAACAATACCACCTACAGTTTCATAAGTTGGCTCTGTATAAATTCTTACACGACCTGTTGGGTACAGCTTTCCATTAAATGGAATTTGTGAAAAATATTCCTGGTACTCTTCTACATCGCTAACCCAGTAATTGCTTGTTGAGGATCTTCCAACAACATTAGCAGTTCCACTAGTTATGTGGTTGCTTACAACTGTGAATGATGCTGAGTTTGTAATTGCAGTCACAGTTGTGTTTAGTCCAAACTGACCAGTATTTGAAAGTGTTTTAGAAATCTTGTCTCCAACCTTCAAGCCAGTTGTTGATCCAGCAGTTACTGTAACAACATTTGTAGAAGTGTTTGCAAGATTGACGGTAAATTCTGCGGTAGTGGATGCTTGAGAAATGCTATATTCTACTGCATCGTATCTTATAATTTCTCCATTTGCATAAAAATATCCATTGTAACGAGAAAGCCAATATACACCATCGCCCAGATCAATAGTGTTGTTTACTATTGCATTGTTTGCAGCGTATGGAACTGTGCTTGAAATCTCGGAATTGATAGGTACAGCCGATAATGAATATGCAGACTGTGAAGCTTTCTGTTCATTGATAGACTTTGTATTTTCAGTTGGTGCAATTTCCCACAAAAGAACTGGCTTGTATGTCCAAGTTTTTTGTTCATCTAATAGTGCAGCCTGTCTAATTTCTTTGTAAGTTTTTTGAATATATCTTGAAACATAGGTAATCTTTCCGTCATTAAATACATCATTCTTTTTATCGCTAACCTCAATAATGTTTGCTAGGTTTGCAGATGTTTTTGAGTTTTTAACTACCCCAGACTTGGTGCTATCTTTTGTGCCATGAAGAATAAGATTTATTTCTGATGCTGGATTGGCTGGATTTCTATCGCCAGCATTAGCCATCATATAGCTTCTGCTCATTAGAACAAAGTTATTGTATTCGTCAAAGAACATTGATGTCTGAGTTGCTACCGCCAACTGCTCTAAAATTTCTGCAATTGTTGTGTTTGGTGAAACAAAGAAGTTTGGAATTATTGGCTCAGGATCATTCTCGGACTTTAAGTATAGATAGTTTGAAAAACCAATTGAATCAAAGAGGGTCGCTAAAATATAGCTAAGACTTGCATCAGTGATAATTAGTTCTGGTGCTGTAATTGATTCGAAGTAAAAGTACAAGTCTCTTAAATTAATCATTGCAGTTCTGTCTTCACTCTTTATCTCTGGAAATGAGTTAGCGTACATAGTCTTAACTGGCACATAGTAATCCTGAAGATTGGCTGGAGATGGCACATCCTTAATAATTTCATAAAACTTTATTTGCATGTTGCGTTTTACATATGGTGCAATAACACTATCTGTATTACTTGTGTTTAGTGCCTGGTCAAAATCTGCAATTGTGATTGATCCATCGGACGCTAGTAGCTGACCTACTGGCATACCGCTTACACCTAAGTCTGAAGCGACCTTATTAATTGAGTAGTCTGTGGTAATGTCTGTTAGGTCAACTGCAAGGCGTGGGGATAGCTCAATTAGGTCGAAGGGATAGTCTATTCTGCTCATTGTCGATACGACAACCCTAAGACCTCTAATGTAAGTAAATTCTGTTGATGTTACGCCTGGTGCTGGTTTATTAAAGTCTGTAAGCAATGGGGTGGTTGAAGAAACTGTTTCACTGCCCACTGTCCACGTGCCACTATACTGTAGCTCAAGATATCCGTCACGTCCGACCACTGGAGCAATATTGTTGCTTGTTTCATTAAAAGAAATTAGCTCTGCCCAAATATTACTATCTTCTGGTAAATACTGAATCTTCCAATCTATTGGCACAACCCTATTAACAATTTCATTTTCTGGTTCATAGAATGGATCTCCAGTTACAGATGTTCCGTCAAATATTCTTCTGGAGTTTGCCGTGCCAACATGTGTTTGCATTTTAATAATAATTCTATTAACAGGGATTGCAGAGTTATATACAATAAAAGGTGCTGCATCGTCAATGTAGTAGTATGTTTCACCTGCTACTTTTTTATTCGCAATGCCTCGCTCTACTGTGACTGCTGTATTGTCTACCTGTTGTTTTCTAAATGATGTCCAGTATTTAAACTTGTCGTCCTTGTCTGAAATGTAATATCTTGGACGCTTCATCATGTCTGGTGATGTTGAATGACCATAGTGACCAATAGAACTTCCAAAAGCTACAGCTTTGTTGATCCCAGATCTTGGTCTAAACTGTTTAAAACAATCTTCAAGAGAGAAGAGTAATTTTTTCTTTTGGTCTATAGATGAAAACGCTACTGGTACTGGAACATCTGTATCTGTTTCATACCCTCCGTCAACAGTAACATCAGAGTCTGTATATCCTGTATATGCTATTGCTACGTCTGCTTCGTCAAATGAGGCTTGAATTGTTTCTGGAACGGATGGTCTATTTCTATAGTTACCGATTATTTTAATGTTCTCTGCATCATTCATGTTTATTTCAGCATAAATAGAGGCTTCTGCCTTTACTGTGGATGTTTGAGCAAGATGAGTTTTAAGGTAAGCATTTTCGTACAATTCTAAACCTCTTCCAAAGTAATAGATATGTCCCAATAGTCAAATCCAGTGCTTGATTCTGCTTCTTGTATTGGACTGACATGAGCTCTTTTATTGACTGTGTAAGAGATATCGGAGATGTACATTTCTATAACTTCTGTGTATTCTTGCAAGTGAGCATATTTATTAGTTGTAAAGTTTTGTGGCTTATCGTATGAAAGATAAACATAGAATGGTCCTGTATTATTTTCATACCACTCAAGGATGTCTGCTCCACCTGCACCACCATCCACTGTGTATTGGAAGTCTTGATATGCCTTTGGATCGTTTAAGTAATTAGTAAAGGCAGCATTTGTTGGAATACCAGTAGTTGTATCAAAATCTGGGTCCCCTGCATATCTGCGTGATGGCAACATGTCCCAAGAAACTGAAATCCTAACTTTATCTGCAATATGGAATGAACGCATACGACCATTAATCATGCGTTGACGATTTTCAATTCTTTCTGGTTTTACGTCAATTGCAGATCGGTTATGGTCTGAAAGAATTAGAAAAGTTGTTGCTGAAGCACTATTAGCTCCTACCTCAACGCCGTCTGGATAAACCTTTCCATTTTCATCGGCTGTCCCATCATTCTTTGAAAACAAAATAGCTTGAGGACGCTCATACTTTTGTCTATTTGATACATATCCCATTAGTAACTGTTTCCTCCAAGTCTTTGTTTGTCAATGCTTCTAATCTTTGTGACCACTGTTCGAGCAATTGCGTCTGGGTCGGAGTTAGTTGCTACATTAACGCTTACATTATAAGTATACACGGAACTGTCGGAAGATTTTCCACTATTGATTGCCTCTAGTTTCTTTACCCCAAAATTTTGAACGGCAGGTCGTTTAACTACAAACTCTCCAGGAGTGAGCATGGCAGGGACTGTATCTGAACCAAGAGGACTTCCACCATCTGCAAAGTATGACATAACTTTGCCACCAACAGAATAGTTTTTAGCCATGCCTCCACCAGCAAGCTTACGATACTCCTGCTTGGCAAGACGTAATTCTAGCTTTGCAAGTATAGATTCTAATCTACTACGTGTTTTACGACCAAATGTTACACCTTCGAGTTCTTTCTTTTGTGCATCTTCAAGAGCCTTGGCTTGTGCTTCTTGTGCTCTTTGCGTTTGATTGGCACGGAACTGCTGTGCTGCTCTTGCTGCTGCTGCAATGTCTCCTCTAGAAAGTGCATCGGCAATGTCTAGCTGATCTTTTTGCTGTGCAGCAATTTGAGCATTAATTTTTGCAATTTTTTCTAAAGCTTTTTTACGCTCGTCATACTTTTTATTAATTGCCGCTTCTTTTAGACCAATAATTTGAAGTGCTTTGCTACGTTTCTTTATTTTCTTTTCGAGTGGGCTTTCTTCTTCAGAGGATCCGCCCCCACCGCTGCCACTGTCGCCACCGTCATTTTTTCCACCCTTGCCTTTACCTTTGCTATCTTTTCCATCTCCAGTGTCGCTGTCAATGCCGTACTGTTCTTCAAGCCTATCGAGTGTTGCTTCATCCTGTTTACTAATTGAAACATTTGCCTGAAGTGTATAGTATGCGGTAAGAGCTTTATTTTTATCTGCTGCACCTACAATTGCCTCCACGGTTGCCTGACTTATATTTCCACCAGCAAAATCTGCCTGAAGTTGTGTTTTAAACTTGCTATCTTTAAGCCCATTAATTTTTTCTGCAGTTTTATATGCTTCGCTATCTTTATCAAATGATTTCAAGAAAGCTTCATTAAACTTTACAGCACCGATTGTAGATTTTTGTTTTTCAAGTTCGGCATATGTTGCTGCTGAAAGATCTCTTTGAATTGTAAGGTCTTCAGTTCTTCGTCTTTCTAGTTCATTAATTTCTTTTCTTGTTTTTGCTTCTTTAACTAAAGCATCGTATTGAGCATTAATTGCATCAATACCGCCAGTAGCCTGACCGTAAGCACTCATTGTTCCAGCAACTGCTCCTAAAGCAGCATTTGAATCTGCCATAGTTCTTATAGCACCTCGTCCAGATACAGTAGTTGTTGTCTTAGATGCAGCACTAAACTGTGCTTGCAATTGTGTAAGCCTATCCTGAGCAACCATTCCAGAAATTTGTGTGGGGTCTTCGGTATATGTTGCAAATTGCTGAGAAGCACCAGCAGTAATTGCACGATCTCCAGCAAGTCTTCCAAGAGCAACAATAATTCCGTCTGCTTGCTCTGTAGTAATTACTCCCTGAGCAACTGCTGTTGCCATATTTGCAGCAACATTCTGTCCAATCTCTGATGCTGTTATTCCAGCAGCTTGCTGTGTTTGAACATCCTGAAGAATCTTTTGACCACTAGCCATTTCTGTTAGATATTGCTCTCCTGCGGTAAGTTCTTTTTGGGTTATTCCTCCAGCCTTTGCATCTTCTTTTCGTTGTGCCGCCTCTGTTGCACTGACTGTTCCAAAGTCTTCGGACATTGTTTTAAGTGCATCGATGCTCATTACCTGAGCTTCTGCAAGTTCAATAGCTTTTCTTTTTTGCTCTTCCTGTGCAGCATTAAGTGACATAATAACGCCAACTAGCCCTATCAGAGCAGCAACCACAATCCCAATCGGTCCAGGAATCATCATCATTGCACTACCAGCAAGACCTGCGGCGGTTCCTAGCCCCTCAAGACCAGGTATCATAGCCAGTGCTCCACCAGCCATAGCAACACCCATACCTGCCCCCATACCGCCCATACCTTTAACGCCAGCAGCAATGCTTCCACCCATAGCGTGTAGTTTTACATTTCTGGCACGGCGACGAATCATCTTGTCTCTTGCTTCTTGTTCTCTTGGGGTTCTAGGTTTCTTGCCTGGCTTTTCTTCTTCTTGTATAAATCTTCCTGTGTCACCAATAATAACTTGAGATCCTTCAGCAGTTGTTTTTACTGGGAACCCCCCCATGTCTTTTACTCCAGTTTGAACTCTTCTCGGTCCTCGTTTTCCTGGTGTTCTTGTTGTAGCTTGTGTACCATTAACGGTAGCCTGTCCAAGTTTTTCTCCAGATTTTGCTGCATCATCAATCTTTGAGTCAATTCCGTTAATTGCACCCTGACCTACGTTAGCACCAGAATCGTAAGCTTCTTTTGACGGAGATGCCTGTCTTGTAGAATCTTCTACGCCCTCAACAAAGTCTCCAGTAAGCTCTCTTGTAACACCGTTTAGTGCTTCACTAACTTCTGCAGATGTTCTTGTCCCAAAATTTGGATCTAAGTTTGCGTATGCTCCAGCAGCAGCTGAAGATCCAACCACCCTTCCTCTTAGATTTTGGCTATTGGGGGAATTAACAATTGAAGTTGAATCTATTAACATTTTATCTAAAATTTGACCCTGAATAACAATTTCTTTAGCACTAAGGGCAAGTCCAGAATTAATTTTTCTTAACATTCCAGTTTTTACTTTTTCATCTGTTACTGTGTTGCCAAGATGTCCAACATATTCTTCATAAAACTTTTTGTTTCTTCTTGTGGTGTCTTCAAGATCATTTGATAATTGATTAATATCTGATGGCTGAGGAGTCCAGAGTGATGAAAGCCATCCTGACTTTGTTGCCTTTCCACCTGCTGGCAGCGACTCTGTATGTGCTCTATCTATTTGTTGAGACTGAGCCATAGGAAGTCCTGCTTCTTTTCTTGCAGCAACAGATGCATCTCTTGCAAGTTGTGCTACTCGATATTCTTCTTGTAATCTTAAGTCACCAGAGTTGCCTACCTGAGTCTCAAGTTTTCCCCCACCAGCACTATATCTAAATCGTGCAGTTTTCCCTGTAGGATCTAAAATTGAATTTAACTGATTTGGTTTTATTGTTGGAAATGTTTCAGACTGTTCAGATGCGTACTGTAGCCTTGCTCCAAATGTTTTAAGTGTTACCTTTGTATCTTCACCAAAAGTTTTAAAAACTTTATCTAGTACTTCTGTACTTCCTTCTACGCTTTGTAGAGAGTCTATTATTTTTTGTATATTTCTTTTTGCACTCTGATCTGCATAAAGTGTTGCTGGCATCTGAAAACCAGTTCCAAGTCCACCTTCATAACCAGGAATATTTCCAGCAATCATTCCATTAATAAGACCGCCATACTTTTTAGCCATACCAGCAGGAATAACTGCTTCTCCTGGTGAAAGCATTGCTGGAACTACATCGCCCTTACCCTTGGGACCAGGTACACTAACTACACCGTCAGCATACTTCTTTGGTTTTACAGCTGCTTCAGATACTCGTCCCCCAGGCATTGCAAATCCACGTTGTGCAGTAACTGCTTTTTGGTATGCTAATGTTAGTGCATTAAGTGATGCTGCCTCTACGCTAAATGTTTGTGCAAGTCTGCTATGTGACTGATTAAGTGATGCCGCTACTGCTGCTGCTTCAATCTGTTGTTGAGTCATGTACTCTGTTTGTAGACCTAGGGTTGTTGTATCTGCCCCAGATTTATTGAATATATTTCCAAGTAATTGGAACATTTTAATAAGGTTTGCAACACCGTTGGCAACAAGACCAACAGTCATAAGCAGAACAGGTCCGATACCTGCGACAACGCTAGTCAGGATAACAGCAAATGATTTAGCACCGTCTCCCATGTTATTAAATTGATTAAGTAGCTTTGTTCCAAATTCAATAACTGGAGTAATAGCCTTTAGGAATTCTTCTCCCACAGGTGCGAGTGCTGCCTGGAAGTCTGCAAAAGCTTTTTCAAACTTGTAGGTAGTTGTCTCTTCTACCTTTTTAAGTTCTCGTTGAGATAAGATTGCAAGTTCTTGTGTGGTTGCTTTAGTTAGTTCAAGAACACGGCTTGCCTGTGTACCCTCGCCAATAACGTTCTGAAAAAGTGTAGATAGACGTGAGAACTGGAACTTACCAAATAGTTGCTCGATGGCACGAGCACGGCTTAGTGGATCTAGTGTGTCAAGTGCGGAAGCAAAGTCGATTACAAGCCCTTGAATGTCTCCCTTGTTTGAATTAACAATTTTCTCAATGTTAATGCCAAATCCATTAAGCATTTCTTTTGCTTTGCCAGTCGGGTTAATAAGTGCAGCAAGACCAGACTTGAGTGCGTTAGCACCTTCTGATGCGTTAATCCCACCTTCCTTCATGGCTGTTAGGAAGAATGCTAGGTCCTCTACGTCTCCACCAAGTTGCTGAACAACAGGTCCAGCTTTTGGAATAGCAATGGTAAGGTCTTCAATTGATGTGACCGATTGGTTTTCTACTGCGTTAAGGAAGTTAATCTTTTTAGCAAGGTCTTCTGTTGCAGTACCAAATGCGTTTGTAATTGACATTGTTGTTTCAAGAGCTTGAGTTTGCTCTACGTTACCCAGAACTGCTAGGCGAGTAGCTTCAGAAACCTGAGCTAAAAGCTCTTGACCAGCTTTACCAGCGGCTGCGGCTTCAGCAGCAAGTCCTAGTGTGTCTGAAACTGCAACGCCATACTTTGTGTACTCTCCTGCAAGGGTTTTGATTGAATCAATCATCTGGTCGGTTTCTGCAACTGTGGTAGAGAAGTCTCCATAAACACGACGAATTCTGATTACCTGCTTTTCAATTTCCATAAAGGACTTTGCGGCAGTGCTTGCAAATAATGTAAGGGGAAGTGTAAAACCAACCATAAGCTGACGACCAGCCCATTGGGTGTTCTTACCAAAGTTTAGGAGGTTAGTAGAACCTTGCTTTAGAAGTTGATTATATAGTTGCTGCTTTTGTGCAGCAATCATTGTTTTTGTTGCAAGGTCATTCATATCAAGAGTTAGTGGTCTAACCTTGATTGCCTTCAATGCACCATTGGCATCACGACCCATTGAGATATATTGAGTCTGAAGATCTTTAACTCTTTCGGTAGCTACCTTTGTAATTGTTTCAAATTCACCACGGAAGAATCGTCCAAATGTTTTTGTAGATGCAGCAGCATATCTAAAATACTGCCCCATCGAAAGTTTGTTTTTCTCAAGGGCAGTAGTAAATGCTTCGGTGGTTGACTGAACCTTTGTCATTCCAGCCTGGAACTGACCACCAGCATTAATAGAGTTTAGTAAATCTTGCTGTAGCTTAGCAGCGTTTTGACCAGCTACTGCTCCACCACGAGCCATTTCTGTGTGAAATCTTGCGATTTGACCTTGTAAGGCTTTAAGTGCTGCAGTAGCAGCGGTAGTGTCAATATCTATGCGGATATTAGCATTTGCATCTTCAGCCATTCATTAACACTTCCCCTTTTTAGTCTAGCCCATAAGACCAGCTACAGTATCTGACAGGTTAATTCCAGATGCTGCTTCTACCACCTTATAAACGGTTGGTAGATCAATATTGTCCTCAAGAGCGGCTACATCTGCTGCTAGTTCTGGACTGTACTGCTTCATTGCAATTTGAACACACTTCATAAGTATGTCCATTGACTTTGCGTTATCGTCTGCTACTTTAGCAATACCCTCGAACTCCTTCATAAAATCACGAAGTAGTGAGATCTTTAGTGGACGGACATTAAGTACTGTTCCGTCGATAAGTGTAAGCTGTGTAGCTTCATTAATTGTTGTTGCCATTGTTTCCTCCTTGTTAGGCTCCTTAAATTATATCACAAAAGCCGTTTAGTTTTCGACTAGTTTTTCATATCCTAGCCCCATGCCAATTCCAAAACCAGCCTTTGCTGCATTTGCTCCCTGTAGAGCAACCACATCGTTGCCATCCGATGTAGCACCGCCACTAAAGAATTTAGCTTTCTTTTGTTCCCATAGGTCTTGAGCACCGCTCTCTTTGTCAAGGTCTACCCCCTGAATACCAGCCATAAACTTTTTTTCCTGGTAATCTAAATCTCTTTTTACATTAAGAATTGACGTTAGTTCTGGCATTGATATTGATGATTCAAGCTCTTCAAAGTCTTTCCATATTCCTAAAAGAAATACTTCTGCCTCTAGTGTTGCTAGATCTAAGTTTTCCCAGGTAGACCCACTATCAACCGCTTGGTCTTTTACTGGCTCTTCTTCATCGTCTCCATCAATCTTGATCCCAGCTGCAATGTCTAATACTTTATAAATAGCTGGTAGGCTAAAGTTATCCTCTAAGTCCTCTATAGTCTTTATGGATGGATAAAATTGTTTCATACATACCCTGGCACATTGTGCTAATGCCGAAACTGCTTCTGCATCATCTTTTGCAAGTTTAACATTATCAAACTCTTTCATAAATTCTCTAAGGTATTTAATCTTTAGAGGTGTTAGGTATATCTCTGTTCCGTCTACCAGCGTAGTAGTTCCTGTTTCATAAATTTCTGTTGCCATACATCTATTGTACCAAAAACAAAACTGCCCAGAGCCAAAACTCTGAGCAGTCCTGATTGTATTAAGTTATGATGCGAGTGTGCGGTCTACAATCTTTCCATAAGACGCATTGTCGTTAGGGAGAAGTCTGAATGAGACTTCGAACATTGTAGCTTCGTCACGCTTTGCTGATACTGTAACGCTTTCGATTGAAAGAGCACGGTATGCAACGTAGATTCGCTCAATTGATGAACCAGCTGCACAGTCTCCTGTACCTGGACCAACTGCAACGAGACCACGTTCAACTGGACATTCGCCAATGTTTCCTGCACCAAGATTTAGAACTCGGTCACCGTCGTAAGTTGGTGTTCCGAATGCACTCTGTGATGTAGCACTGGTGTATGTAGCTGAAAGGTCGCTTGACTGCCCTGCAATTGCAAAGAGCAAGTTATCTAGTGTTGCCTCAGCGAATGCTGTGTTAAGGTTAACCTGCATTCCCTGCTTGTAAAGCTTAGCAACGTCGAGAACCTGGTCAACCTGTACCTCACCGAAGTCAGGTTGGAAGACAATTTCAAGACCGTTCATTGTGTAACCAACATTACGGAAATCGACCTCGTTTGTTGCATTTGCGAGAGTCTCCTTGTAAGAAATGTTGGTTTGGAAGTCGGGCAAATCGAATTCAGCTTGAGTGTTGGTAATACCACCACTTGTGTTCTGACCGATTGGACCGTCTTCGTATGTGAAAAGTGCTGCTGCACCAACGATGATGTTAGCACTTGTACCACGTGAATATGCCATAATTATTTCACCTCTTTCTTGTTATAGATTTTAGGTGGGTGTTTCCTCTCTTTAATTATACAGGCTTATTATGCAAAAGAGTCTGATTTGTGCCAGTCGTAGTCAATAATTATTTTATTCCCTGCATAGGTACGAGCAGTACCAAAATCAATAATGTCACGAGTCTCTTCAAGCTGATAGATCTTTATCTCGTGAAAATAAGGCAACAAGAAGTCTGTCCCATCGAAGGTAACCTTGTTGTGAACCTTACCGTCTACCGTTACTGTACCACTGACCTTTGATGCAATCCAAGCATTTAGATCTTTTGCTGAATCGTCACCGTTGTCAAGAAGATCCTGAATCTCTTGTGTCATTTCAATCAGGTTGACCACTGCTGTTTCTGTTAGTGCGTAGAAGTAATAAAGTAGTTGTTCGCACTTGATGTATGGGAATGGTGTTCTACGCATCTTGAACATTCTGTCAAATACCGCTGCCTGTCCCTGAAAATTGTATCTTGATGTACCGCCAGATGTGAGAACATCTAGGCTAAAGCTTTCTGCAACACTAAAGTCGCTTGGGTATGTTGGAAACATTGGAACTGCTCCAAAACCTCTACCTGCAAGTTTCTCCTGTAAGTACTTGTTAATAAAAATTGGGGGATAGTATATTGCCATTATCGTTTAACTCCTAAGTTTGCTACCCAAGTGTAGCCTGTTGAAACCCCTACTGACCTACCGCCACGCTTACCTGCCGATAGATTTTTTGCAAAGACTGTAGGATTCTGAATATAATCCATTACACCACTAACCCTTAAGAATGCTTGCGAAAAGTAGTTATTAAAGAATGAATCAAAAGTTTTTTGAAATCCACCTTGAGCCTGAACCCCACCAGGATTATCTACCACAATTGGATTTTTTGTAAACACTTGCTCACCATTATCTTCAAATGCAAGCACAGAGGCATTACGAGGTCTAATTGTAACTGGAATTCCATTTTCCATAATTCTTGCTTTGTCATAGAAAGGAACAGTAGAGCCATTTTTTACTGAAACAGATTGTCTAAAGGTTGACTTAATTGATAAGCCAACACCAGAAATTGTATAATCAATATCGAACAGTCTTGCGTTTGGGCTACCAGTTTGATCCCATTCATACATATGCTGAAGTACTGCTGGATTTGTGCTGGCAGAAGAATCGATATATTGTTTAATTAACTCAATGGCATCCTTGCCCACAGCATCAAGGATATGATTTTTTCCTCGCTTTACGCCTTCTGTGAATCCAAAAGAATACTGAACGATGTTGTTCATTTCTTTAAGGAATAGGGTGTCATTAAATGTTGTTCTCATTATACGTCTGCCCCCTGGTTTTCAGAACGACGCAACACTACCTTGTAGTACTCTACAGAACCAAAAGGATTAACGAATGGAGCCTGTGTTGCAATCTCAAATAGAGTTGACTTTCCATTTCTTGGTCCTGATGTTTCAGTATAAATTGGATTATCAAACTTATCACGAATATTAGTTATAACTATGTTTGTTGCTGCATTCTTTGCATCGATACTTGAAATGCGAATATCTTTTTTTACTCTTCCTAACAAAATAAAGTCTGTCTTAATATCTGGGTCTGGCTTAATGTCTTCCTTGTATGAAACCCCAGCTTCATTAAATGAACAAACAACTGTTTTGTCTAGAACCCAAGTTTTTGTAACATTGCCGTAAGCAGTTGTTTCAGTAATTGGGTAGTACACGTCTGCCATCATTGGGAACATGAAGTCGGGAGTTTCACAAATAGACATTAGAGAACCCCTAGTCTTGTAACAGACTTAGCATACTTAGAAAGTATCTTGTCTACAAGAATATTACCTGTTCCTTCGAATGACTGCTTGTCGAACTGTAGTTTATACTGGTCGGTATTGTATGCTGTAACATATCGTTTGTAATAGTCCAGCTGACCGCACTCAATGTCTGTAATTAAAAGACTGACGGCACGAGCAATGTCTGAGGGTACTGCTGTGTATCCAGACTCTACAACAACTCTATAGTCGTATGTCTTGGGAAAGCCACCCCATATACCAAAGTTTAAGTCTAGATAGTCTGTGCTTCCAGCAGGAAGAATAAGGTCTGCACTCTCGCTTCTATTCAGTTCTCCTGTATAGGTTTGAGTTATAGCAGTCTTATCTTTTGTAATTTCAAAGTTACGTACATATGCTGTTGGATTACTTGCATCGTAAACTAGAACGTTGTTCTCGTATACCTGCAAAATTTTCTTTGCATCTACCCATAGTGGCAAGTAGTCTGCTCCAAGACCAGTAGTCTCAAAAGTTGTTTTCTTGTAGTAAAATCCTTGTGGAATAACAGAGTCAATAATTGCTCTTGCCAACTCTTCATTCAAGGTCTTTGTGGCTATGTCGGAGGCTGTTTCTGCTAGTGTGTTTGGGTCTAGATATGGTCTGCGAACCTGATAAGTGTCGTCGTGAATAATATCCCCTGACGCATCTGTAATCACAACTCTATAATCTGAGTCATATTTTCCTGATAGCGTGATTGTCCACACATACGCTGCATTGTCTGTTACAGTCTGTGTGGTGGAAGAAAGGTCTGCCAAATCAGTTATGGTTGCTGTGAACACCTCATTAGTTGTATAAGTCGCTGGGATAGTATATGTAAGCCCAACGCTAGTGTATGGCGATAACCTTAGTAATTCCATTAAATTCCGTACTCCTTTGCAACCTCTTCTGGGGTTGCGGTACGCACGTGATCTCGCTTAAGCCACTTTTCGGCTTCTGCTTTATCCACAATGTTGTACCCTTTGTCAATCTTCCCTACGCCTTCCCACAAGACATTTCGTGTAGAGAACAATGCTACTGTTTCTTTCTTAACAGCTTTAGGCTCTACAGCTTTTATTTTTGGTGACTTACTTGCGGCTCCTGAGCCGATAGCACCATTCTCTGTTTGAGTAATTGCACCAGACTTTTTTCCACCTTTGGCAGTGGTACGAGATGAACCGATTACGTTATCTTCATCTGTTTCTGGTATACCTTTTAATTTTTGTTTTAAATCTCCAATTGATTCTTCTAGTGCTTCTACAGAATTGTCTACTACTTCTTCAATTGTTTCTAGTACTTCTTCAACTGTCTCTTCGACTGTTTCGATAATTGTTTCATTTGACATTAGAAACCTCCTTAGATAATTATATCAGATAGTAAGAGAGGCAAGGACCGAAATCCCTGCCTCCCCTAAGAGTTAGATTCAAATTATGAAGATGAATCCTGGCTGTCGCTATCAACCCAAGCTACAGCGTCTTCCTCTTCCCACTGAAGTCCGAAACGAACGAATACGGTGTATTCGATTGTGTCTTTCTTCGCAACGTATTCACGGTTTACAGTGATGTCTCGCTGGAAACCCCAAATGCGGTTTGAAGGGAATGTGAGGTCGATGTAGTTGTCTGGGTAGTAAGGAACTTCCATTACTGGAATACCTAAGATACGAGTTGTACGAGCTTCTCCGACAATCTGATCAGTACCTGCAAGGTATGAATTGCGGTATTGGTCTGTGAAAATGCTGTTTGACCCAGTACCATTTGATCTGACAATATCCGCGAATGTGTCAGTGCTTGCATAGAACTTTAGACCGTTCTTAAGAGCACGATACTTTCTTGGTAGGGCAGAAATGACACCCTGAAGAACTTCTGGAGTCCACGCACCGCTTGTAACGGTTGCAGAATACTCGTGAGCATCTCCACCGAAACGAACCTTGCGAACAAAACCTTCCATAATGTTAAGGAAGGAGTTTCCTCCAGTACCTGTACCATTAATGGCAAGGTCCTCAATGTCATTTGCAAATGCGTTGGTCATTAGACGAACAAGGTGGTCCTCAAGGGCTGCACCTTCAATGTTGTCTTCTAATGCCTCAGCAGAAACTTCCCAGTCAAGGCGGAGTTTCTTTGTTGTTAGTTCAACCTTAGCAAAGGTTGCACCTGCGTTTGTGTATGTAGCGTCAGCCTGGTTTGCAGCACGAATAACTCGTTCTCCAACGTTGACCTTTTCGAGTTCCATTGTATTGGCTCTCATTGTGACTCTACGACCATCTTTGGCGAGAACAGTACCGTCCCAAACATAGTCAATAAATCTACGAGCTTGTTCAGGACGTAGAATACCACTACCTGCATCACCCGAAGGATTTACTGCGTTTGGTCCAGTTGTTACACCAAACTGTGCGGTGGGGATGTTACCTAGAGTGTCTGCTCCAGGACTAGCAACGCCACCAATTCCTCCAGATGCGAATGCACCTTCGCCATTTGTTTCATTGGCTCCTGCACCTGGATAGTTTTTAATAATCTCTTCCGACATTTTGTCACCTCCTAAGTGATTTTTTATTTGAATAGATCGGCAGTTTTGAGGAAACGTCCGTCCCATAGGGATTTCTCAATCTTATCTGATTGATTTTCCTGTACGATCTCGCCTAGATCGCCAGATTTGCGGAAAGCGGTATCTGCCTCAACAGCATCAACTCTCTTTCCAAACTCGTTAAACTCGCCCTTTGTCTCTGTTACCTCATTTTTTACAGAGTCAATCGACTTGCTTAATTGTGCAATTTGTTCGGCTTGTGCCTGAACAACTGCGGTTAGATCGCTAAAGGCTTTTGTAACGGTATCCTTAATTTCAGCAACTGCGTCTACAAGAACCTCGTCTGACTTGGATACTGAATCAGCCTTTTCAGCAACTTCTTCATCAGCAACAACCTCTTCGGTTGCCACCTCTTCGGTTACCTCTTCTGCTACTTCAACATCTGCCTCTGGAGCGACCTCTGCTTCAACAGCGACTTCTTCTACTGTCTCAGCGACTGTTTCATTTACTTCATCAGTCATAGGACTTACCTCCTTAGTTATCTTAGAAGTATTAATGCCTTTAGCACTATCTACTAAGAACTTTACCATCTCTGGTTTTTCTGCATCTGACTTTTCTACAAAGCCGATGTTTTTCATTGCAGCACCACTGGTGGGGCTAACTTCTGAATCTTTATCTGAGAGCATAACAATACCGTTTTCTTCGTCCCAGAATACATTTTCAATTTCTACATCCACGCCATCTCCCTTGATTACGTCAACTCCGTCTACTTTTTCAACAGACAAAACATTTGCAAACTGATTTGCAGGGGTATCAACTAGTGATAACTCTACAAGGTCGTAGTCTTTAATAATACGAATAGTGGCATCCATCTTTTCGTCAAAGGCATCATCCCACTGGTTCATTTTTCCGCCAATGGAAAAACCTGAAAGTGTTCCGTCTAGAACCTTTTCCCAAGTGTCCTGAGCACCCTTTGAGATGTATGTTGATACATAAACACCTGCATAAAACTTCTTTGACTCTGGGTCAAAGTACTTGTCCTCTTTGAATGAAACCATTTTGCCTACCGCCTTGGGCTGGTGCATTTCACGAATGTTACCACGGAACTTTTCAAAAGCTTTCATTGAAGCTTCTGGAGTAACGATGTCATTCTGCTTGTCAACGTTATCTAGGGTTGCAAAACCAGAGACGATGCGTCGCTCTTCATCAACTTTTGAGAACGGCATGGACAGACGAACATTATCGCCTTCAGAGTGCCAATGGGCTTTAGAAATAGTCATGTTAATTAATTATATACTGTTTTTTACAATAATATAACATTGTTATTACATTTAAATTATAACACAGTTTATGCTGAAGATCTGCCTTCACCCTGGGCGTTTCTACCCTCAGTAGTTGCAGTACTGTCTGACTGATTGTTTGATCTTTCAGCATCTCGCTGTCTGTTACCTGCAAGATTTGCACGAGCATCAGTTGCTTGACGTGGGGTCATTTGAAAAACTTCATCGCCGTCTTGACGTTGACCAAGACCTAGCTTTTCACGAGCTTCGTTGGGTGTAAGAATCTGTGTCTTAACATAACGCTCTAGAATTTGTGACTGTGCAATTTCATCTGTAAGAGTTAGTTCATTAAACTTAAGTTCAAGAATGTCTGTCTTTTCTTTAATAATCTTGCCAAGAACTTTTTCAAGATTAGTTTGTGCAGGACGTGCAACCTGTTCTTTGAATGTGCGGTCCTGTGCGAGAGCAGCAGCAATGCTTGCAGCATCTCCACCGCCAATCTTTGACAATGGGACCTGGTGAGCAACCAGGATATCGTCACGGTTACGAATGCGGTATTGGTCAAATGATGCCTCTTGAACATTATTCTCAATTGGCTCCATCTTAAACTCTACCTTGTTGTTGTCAGAGTCTGCTGGCAACGGAATGTAAAGTGTCCTGTGTGACTGCCCCTTTAGACTGGTCTGCAAGAAGCGGAACATCTTGTCTTCTGCATCTTCTGAAAGCTTTGCACCCTTAAGTGTAATAACGTAGCGAGGCACAGCCTTATTGCTAAAGTAGTCGATGTTGTATTGTGAAGCAAGCTGATCTCCGTGGAGAGATGAGATCGCAGACATAATATCTGGGATTCCGTAGTATGTGTTAAGTGGAGAGTATTCTTTATAGTGAATAATCTCGTTAGGGCGTGGGTCTTCAGTTACTGGGTTTGGGTTGACTGCCCCGAAATTTCTGAAGTAGACAACCTTGTTACCAATAATCTGAACGTAGCCATCCTTTAGTCTACGGACTCGCATTGTGGTTGACGGAATGTGACCAACGTATCCAATCTCACCTGTTACGGTACGACCAATTTCAAGGTATCCATTTCCTGTAGCCTGAACATCTGTATAAAACTTCATCATTGTGTTTGTAAAAGAATCATCATCGTTAAGTGCTTCTATCCACTCACGCATTGAAATTCTTGCACGTTCAATACGCTTACGTGCTTTTTCTGCAGCTGAGTCTGTTGTCCCCCCAAGAGCAAACATAGTACTCTTTGTTGGCTGGAAGTCATAACCAAGACCAACAATGTTTTCTACCTTTGCGTCAATAGCGGCATGGTTAGCGAATGATGTATCGTAATAGTTTGCAAGTTCATAAAGATTCCAGGGTGGTGTAATAACGTCAAAGAGACCGTAGCCATTGTGGTAAACAGTTCCAGGGTTAATCTCCTTAGATCTTGCTCCATTGACTCCTGTGCTTGTTGCCATAGCACTGTCAAGATAGGCAGGTGTTACATCTACTGCTTTCGACATTCTAGCTGCACGACGCTTAAAGTTTGCATTAAGACCAGAGAGTGATTTAATACCGTCCCAATTTTTAATAAAGGGGTCTTGTGCTTTAAAGACATTTTCTTCTTCTGCAAAGCTGTCCATCTTTGCACGAACAATGTGTTGTACTGATTCTTCCGACATTAGTCTTCATCTCCGTATGCATTTAAGGTATTCTTTGCCGCAATAACTGCACCAAGGTCATTCATGTTTGGGATTAGTCCCTGCTTCATACGATCAATTTGTTCAGAGTGTGTCTCTTCTGAAATCTGTCGTGTGTTTGGGTAGAAGATAGCCTGACCCTCTGCTTCACCATAGTATGCAGCGGCATCCATAAGCTTTTTTACACGCTCGTGATCATTCTTATATGCTTCAATAGAGAGAACGTTGTTGTCTCCATCCGTGAAAGGCTTGCCGTTTGCCTTTACCCAGATATATGTTCCAAAGTCTGAGTATTCTTCTTTGACTACAGTTAGTCTGGCTTTTCCAAGAGCTTCCTCAATTGGATCTAATTTTTCTTTTTCCATAACCACCAGTATACCATATTATAGCGGTATAGCAGTAATTGTTGACGACCTTATACCACTGTATAGGGTTGTGCTGTTTTGTTTAGCGTCAATAAGGTGTAGGTTTTCAAAGCTATCTGACACCCCAATCTTACTTGTTCCTAAATAAGAACCATAAATTTCTAACGCATTGAGCTCAATACTGATAGGCACTGTTGCACCAGTTAGCACATCTCTCCAGGTTGGTTCGGTAGCATAAACGTCTGACCAGTTACCCATAGCAACAATAGAGTATGGTCCAGCTCCCCATTGTGCAAAAACAACTGACGAACCTTCTTTTGATTTATCAATTTGATAATCTGCAATGTTATTAATAATAAATGGACCTGTAATGTCTAGGCTTCCTGTATATTCATTAAAGTCTAGAAGTGGGTCAAAGGTAAAACCGATCGTATTCCACTGCCCATATCTTATTGTTGCGGTTTGTGCAACACCATTAGTTGTTGTATGTTGTTGTCCATTTACAAAAATCTTTACCCCAGAATAAGACGAATATGCAGTTCCACTAGACGTTCTTACTCTAAGTGAGGCAGTGTTTGTGTTTGCCCCTGTTTGTGCATCAATCACAAATGTATTATTTCTATCTGTAATTCTAAAAATTTCAACGCTTGAGTTTGCAGTAAAGGCAGTATCCTTCATAACTGACATTTGCACAACGCTATCTTTATAGAAATCTTTTTCTGTTGGGTTAATTAAAACTCTTAGACCCTTTGTTTCTACCGTAGTGTTTGCTAAAACTGATCCAATGTTTGAGCCAACCATTTTAATTCCACTATATTTATTTAAATATAGATATGGAGTGCTGTCTTTATAAATTGTATAAGGATTTAGTCCGTCGTAAACTATTGATGTTGAGTTTGCCATTGTGTACGGAATGATATCCCTAGAATATCTAGTTCCAATTTCTGTAGGGAGTGCTGAGTAGTCATATGCTTGTGAAGCAAGTTGTAATTTTTTAATCTTTAGGGGATTTCTAAAAATACCAGGAATTTTAATCTCAAACGAAACAGATATTGATAGATCATTAAAGTCGGAGAATCCACCTGTAGGCAAATACACAATGTGGTTATTTAATATTTGATATTTTTTATTAATCCAAGTAGAGTCTGGGATTAGAACGCTATTAGATGATGCAGAGACATATGTTTTTTCTGTTTGATTGGTTGAAACTGTTGAGGTTGCTACCTCTAAAAATTCTACATAAGACTTTACTGTTGAGTTTGCAGAAGCAATTGATTCTGGATGATCTATGTTTATTTGAATAAAGTCTAATGCATACTCTAATGTTCCAGAAGAGTCGGCAATAACATTTTTGGCTAAAAGTGATAATGGAACATAGTCTTCCCAGGAAGAATCTACTGCTATGTCTAAGTCAAGGACTCCAAATGTATTAACTGCAATAAGGGTGTAGCTTGCAAAGTGGCTTGGCAGGATTGTGCTGTTGTGTCTAACAATTCCATCGGTAAATTCTGCACCTCCGCCAGATGATTGGTCTAGGGCATAAACCTTATTGATATTCTTTTTATCTCCAAACCCAAACTTGTAAATATTTCCTCTAAACATTTTTGCTGTAGAAGTTCCAGTAACATTTAAATCTGGAGAGCCTCCAAGAAATACTTTTAAGTCTCCTTGGTTTGTAAAAAATGAAGAAAGTGCTGTATTGTTTTCTGCTGTTAGTAATTGATCAATGTCTACCCCTGCAGAAAATTTATTGGCGGTATTGGTTATTGTAACTGTATCTATAGTTGTTATTGAAGATCCAGAGATAAATTTGTAAACTATTTGATTTGAAGAATTAACAACTGCTTCGAAGTATTCGTTACTAGTATTAATTACTCTGAAAAGAATTTCATTTGATGTTGGAGTTTCAGCAAGTTTGTATACACCATAAATTAACTTAATTGGTTCAGATAGAACACTAAGTTTTTCAAACTCTAGATATCCTGCAGTATAAAAACTTTCTGCTGCTTCTGCTCCGTCAGCAATTGCGTCTGTGTTGTCTGGAACTATTCTAAAAAACACATCGTCGTTAATGATAGAGCCAGAAGTTAAACTTGAAGTTGTTGATTGTCCAGAAAGAGTATTGTTTAGGTCGCACCATTCCACAAATGATTGACTGTTGTTTTGAAGAACTAGTTTTGGAAGTTTGTACTCTGGGGCAAAAAGAACTTGTCCGTCTGTTGATAGATTTTTAACTACTCCATTTTGCCATCTACCGTTTCCAGGATAGACGTAGTTGTTGGAATATTTAGCAACTTGATAATCTATCATTACTGGCATTTCAGAGAAGTTACCAAATTTTAATTGTGGAACCTCTACAGATTGTCCTTTAACAAAGTGAAGCTTTGCATTGACTTCAGACATTTGATATGCATAAATTGCAATACAGTCTAGCTGAATTTGTGGCACATTCGAGTACGCATAAAACCCAATCCAGTCCTGATCTTTTCCTGCATCTGTTAATTTTGTTGGCAAATTAAAATTTGTTAAATCGTGATTCAGGGAAATAACGGTTTCACCATTAATTATTAAACTAGACGATGATCTGTTGTATGTAAAATGAATCAGCATGGGTCTGTCCCATTCTCCAACATAGTGTGACTTAATTACGTCTTCTATCTTTAATGAAATATATGGTCCATTTACATAGATTCCGTTATCTGATTGAATTGGTCCAACAATTTTTTGTGGGTAGTGTGCTGAAGAGTTTATTCTTGCCCAAAATTCTAAAGTATATACTTTATTTTTACCATCATCATTTAAGAAGCCAAAGCCTGGAATAATTATTGATGGCTTGCTTGTTATTGGATAAATGTTAGTTATGTTAGTCGCACCATAAACCATTGGCATTCCGTTATTGTCTGATGCAACATTTGCCGCTGTAGTGTCGCTTGAGATGTAATATCCGTTATTTAAAGAAGTATCATTATACCCAGTTAGGGGTGAGCCATATGCAGAAATGTTGATCGATGACTCAAGATCGACTACTGATGCTGGGGGCAGTACGTCATTTAAATCCCATACGGCAATGGGATTGTCTCTAGTAATTGAGTCAGCGTACCTATTTGTCATTTTTCCTCTAACTAAGTTTACCATACTTAGGTTTTCTGGTATAATGTTTATACAACTAATAGATGGAGAGACAATGCATTTACATATTGCTACCCCAATGTATGGGGGAAACTGTAAGGGTGTATATCTTGACGGACTAATGGCACTAACCTTTGAGCTTGCTCGTAAGGGATACCAAGTCTCCTTTTCAAAGATATACAACGAAAGTCTTATTACTCGTGCTAGGAATAATCTAGTACACGAGTTTGAGAAATCTGGTGCTGATGCACTACTATTCATTGACGGTGACGAGGGGTTTAATCATGTTGACGTTATCGAAATGATCGAGTCTGGTAAAGATGTTATTGGTGCTATCTACCCAATGAAAAACATTAACTGGGAAAATGTACGACAGGCTGCACTCAAGGGTGAAGAAAATCTATCTCAATATTCTGGATTCTTTGCTATGAACATGTTGCCTGGAGAGACTACTTTTAAAATGAATGAACCAGTTCCTGTTACTGAAGTTGGCACAGGAATGCTATTCATTAAGAAAGAAGTATTCAAAACAATGAAGCCACACTGCCCACAGTATATGTTAAATACATCTACTGGTGCATTTGATGCTTCTCAAATGGTGACTGAATACTTTGCTACCAGCATTACCGAAGATGGCATTCTTCTTTCGGAGGATTACCACTTCTGCCGTAAGTACCGTGAACTTGGTGGAGAAGTCTTTGCTGCACCTTGGGTAAAGATTGTTCACGCAGGGGAATACATTTTTGATGGTAGTTTTGCCTCTACAATGATGTTAACTGCATCGGTAGTTGAAAATATTCCAGAAGAAAAGCCAAAACCTAAAACTAAAAAGAAATAAGAATAGCCCCGAAAGGGGCTATTTTTTTATTCAGTTGCCTCTATCCAAGATTGAGATGTTTCATTCCAGTCATACAACAGGTCGTTTTCTGGATATGCAACTGGTGCTACCCAAATCCAATTATTAGTATCTAGTGTCCAAGAAGGATATGGCTGTGGTCTATAGAATACATCAAGATCTGAATCGTAGAAGTACCCAATACCTGCAAAATTTCCACGGAAGTTTCTATTATAAGATGTTTGAATCCAAGTACCCCCAAGACCAACATCGTTAGCTAGAAAATCTTGTCCACGATGCTCTAGTGAATTATCAACAACAAGAACACGAGTAACAATATTGTTTTCATCTATTTCTGCAAAATGTGCCATTAGATGTCAGCCCTTACTGTAAATGTTGAAGTAGATTTAAATTGATAAATTTTATATCCACCAGAAACAGTTCTTGTTGCAGTACCGCCAGTAATAACTAGGTCTGGGTATGTTTCTAGATATTTTAAAACAACAAATCCAGAACCACCATTACCAGAGTTTCCGTTATTAGAAACACCTCCTGAACCAGAACCACTATTAACACGAGCAGAAGTAGTAGCAGTAGTATGTCTTCCTGGAGATGCCCCAGAAGTTCCAAGAGTTGTTCCTGTAGCACCATCATTACCTGCGGTCCCATTAGTTGATGCAATTGCGTTTGCAGCACCACCACCTCCACCTGCATACACAATTGACGTACCAGTAATTGAAGATGTTTTTCCTTGACCACCGTTTCCAGCCCTACTGTTGTTTGCGTTGACTCCTGAGTTGTTTAGTGAGCCTCCACCACCACCACCTTTTCGATAGTTTGTGTTGTTGGAGCCTCCACCGTCGGTTCCCTGTCCGACTGTACCGATACCACCGCTGTCGGTTGAGTTTAGAAACGCACCAATACCACCACCAGAACCACCGTTTCCACCTTCAACACTGTTTCGGTGTGAGCCATATCCTCCACCAATTGCAGTGAGAGTTGCTACAGCGGCTGCTGAATTTGAAAATTGAAAACTTGAATTACTTCCACTTGATCCAACTCCTCCACCAGCAGCTACTCCTGTGCCGCCAGCACCAACAATTACAGAATAAGATTTTCCTTCTACAAGAAAAAATCCAGAAGCAGAAGTGCTCTCAAGATATCCACCAGCTCCACCACCACCTGGACCAAAAGAGTTTGATTCTGCTGCACCAGAACCGCCACCAGCAATTAAAAGATATTCAGACAAAGCAATAGTTTGAAATGTAGAACCAATAAGTCCACCAAGCACTCCAGGCATTATGTCAATCCGTTTCCTGAAATAAACCAAGTTGTTGCTGCAACTTTAACTAGAGTTGCCATACCGTATGCTGCAAGTGTTCTGCTTCCAGTTGTTCCTACTACAGAAAGTCTTAAAGTGTCTGTTGACTGAATAGTAATTGTAGTATTTCCAGTTGAATGACCAGCAACAATAACGATAGTAGTTCCTATTGGAAAGGCTACGTTTGCATTTGATGGGATTGTTAATGTTCTACCGCCTGTATCTACGTACAGGTGTTTTCCTGCATTTTCCGCAGCAGCTACTGTGTTTGCAGAAATAATGTTTTGTGGCATACCCATATAGCCAACACCAGATGCAGCAGTAGTGGTTGTGCCATTTGCTACCGTGCCTGTAATAGTTGCGGCATTTATAGAACCAACAAGTGTTGTAGCAGTAACTACGTTTGCAGTAAAGCTACCGTTCGAATCACGAGCTACCATTGTAGATGCACCATTTGCTGAGTTTGCGGTGGTAGCAGAATTGGGTATAGATGTGAGACCTGAACCGCTACCGTTGAAAGTTGTAGCATTTACGTTACCCGAAAGATTAGCATTTGTACCAGCAACATTGCCAGTAAAGGTAGCACCTGAGAGATTAGCTATTCCAGCGGTAGCAAGATTAGCGTTTACCCAAATACCGCTAGAATTTAGCTGAAGAATATCATTAGTGGCAGCAGTATTTGCTATTGATACATCGTGAAGCCATTCAAGGTGATGGTTTCCTGGAATAATGCGTACCGCAATTTGTCCAGACGAGGCGTGTCTAACTGTAATAAATGCAACAGCCAAGTCGTGCTGAGGTCTTACATTAGTTAGCTTGCCAGCAACTGTGGGGTGTGCAAAAAGAATGTCTCCTTCAGTCCAAGTTTCATCTCCAACAGCAATAGCACTAGCAACATTTCCACGAGTATCAATACCCTTGAGAGTTCCGAAACTCATTACCGTTCCATTTACACCATTAGAAATATTTGCAGTTGCTACACCCATAACACGAAGTTCTGAGTCTTGCAACCCTGTAGTTTCGTGAGGGGTTACATCAATACGACCACTTGGTTCTGCTCCATAAGCAGAAACTAATGTTCCCTTTACTATTGTTGAGCCAGTATTGTTTCTTACTAAATAAAATGTTGATTCTGCAGAATTGTCTGACCAAGTTGGGGTAGCGTTAGAACCTGCTGAAACAAGTATTTGTCCTTCTATTCCATAATCAGGGTCTGTTCCAACACCAATAGGACCATTAACGTCTAAGCCGTTTTTGACCTTAAAGTTTTTATTAGTAGTCGCCAAGTATCATCACCTTAGTAAATTATACCAGATAATGATACCCGACAACTAACTAGTTAGACTTCGATCAATGTTCTGGTAGTTTTAACAGTTACACCGTTGGTTCCAGTAACTGAAAGTTGTACTGATCCAGCTGCATTTGTAACGTCTGTTGTAATGATTGGTTCTGCTGAACTATATACTTCAGCATATTCTGTTACATAGACGTTTGATCCTGTAGCTACCGCAAGAATTTCAATTGCGTAGATATCTCCAGAACCATTACGAGCCTGAATGGTGTACTTTGCAGTTCCATATGTTGAAGAACTCCAAGCAGTATCTACACCAGTTGCACTTGTGTCTGTTAGTCCAACTGAGAATGTGTCAATAGCAGCCTGTTGCATAACAACAGTATTTGCAATAACATTTCCAGCGGTAACATTCGCAAAGCTAACGGCAGATGTTGTGTTAATGCTCTGGGGTAGTGAAAGAAGTACGCTACCGCTTGAAGCATTTGCAACAATCTGGTCTGCTGTTCCAGTAAGCGATGTTACACCAGTGTTTGTGATTGTAAGAGAATCTCCTGCTGTACTAACCACTGCTGTAACTCCAGTACCTGCTGTGAATGTAAAGGTGTCGTCTGAACTATCTGGAGAAGCAATGTTTGTTCCGTCAGAAAAGTTGTTGAATACGTTTACTGATCCACCAGTTGCAATAACTGCTTCTGAGGCTGCAGATCCAGAGTCTCCAGGAGTGGCAAGATACCAGGCATTTGCTGATTCCTTCCAGAAGATCTTTGCATTAGTGTAATCTCCACGCTCAACTTCAATACCAGCATCAAGTGTTGGTGTGCCAGTAATATTGCTATTAAGAACAACGATGTTGTCTTCAACAGCAAGGGTATCTGTGTTAAGGGTTGTAGTTGTACCACTAACTGTTAGGTTTCCTGTAACAGTAAGGTTATTGCCAATTGTTACGTCATTAGGAAGACCAATTGTTACTGAACCAGTAGATCCAGAAACTTCAACCTCATTTGCAGTTCCAGTAAGACCTGTTACACCAGAGTTAGTAATTGTAATGGTATCGCTTGTTGCATTTCCTGCAATAGTAATTCCAGTACTTGGTGTAATGGTAATTGTGTCGGAGTTGTTAGCCGCTACAATTGATGTTCCATTTGCAATGAATGTTTTAAAGATGTTTTGTGCTGAACCAAGATCTGAGTTAGTAATTGTGATTGTATCGCTTGTTGCGTTACCAACAATTGTAATTCCAGTGCTTGGTGTGAGTGTAAGTGTATCAGTGCTGGTATCTGCAACGACCGATGTTCCGTTAGCACTAATTGTTGCAAATACATTAGGGTATGCCACGGTAGCTTCGGTAAGAATGTTTGAACTGTTAATTGTACCGTTAGTACCTGTGATGGTTACGTTACCGTCAACTGTTAAGCCATTCTTGACTCTAAAGTTTTTATTGACTGTTGCCATTTTATTATCTCCTTATTATGCCTTTAATCCCATACGAGCGTATCGCACAGTGATTGGCGTTACGGCAGGATTTGGGGTAACTACAAGAGTTACATTTGCCCCTGCCTGAGAGACGCTAACGGTTCCAATATCCCCATCATTGTCTATTGTTCCATATTGACTAACGCTAACATTTGTTCCGTCAATAAGGATTGTTAGTTCTGTTGCAAAGAATTTATTTGCACCACCTGTAATTTTAGAAATAGAAACTAAGTATTTGACCATTCTAAAGCTAGTTGCTGTAAAACTGTCTACTGTTGTTGCATTCTCAATTCCAGAAATTGTTTCTTCATTATTACCAACTGTCCCAAGCTCAGTTGCTTGTGCAGCAAGTGTATCGATAAGCTGTGCGTAGTCAGCACCTGTGGGTACATCACCAGTTTCAAACTTAGCTTTAATTTCTGCAAGGGTAGCTCTAACCATAATACATTAATTATACCATCAATCTTTTTATAAAATGAAGTTACTTGTACCAACAATGGCAATACCAATTGGTGCAGGGTTTCCTGGTCCATACCCTGCAATTCCAACATTTATAAACCTTACATAAAAAGGAATAACGTTAATTGGTTTTGCATTATAAACAATGTCACTAATTGTGGTAAGTGGATAACTTATAGATGTAACTTTTGCGTCGTGAATAATGTCTGTTATTTTTGCAGAATGTGCTTCACCTGTTACAGAAGTATTAGGATATGATTTTTGTACTACGGATCCAAGGTAGCCAGGCTTAACATCACTAATAACTGCTTTAGCCATTAGCTCATTCCTGAATTAGTAATATCCTCAATTACGATCATACTGCCCTGGCAGACTGTCCAAATTCTAGTTGCGTCCTTGATTTCAATATCAAAAAGGTCACCTGTTTCCAAAAGGTTTGTCTGTGTTGAAGTTAGTTTAACTGTAAATTCTCCAGTACCATCTCCTGCAACAGCAGCAGGTGTAACTGTAGTAATAAGTGTTGCAGCATCTGTCATTTCTGGAACTAGCTGGTCTACAGTTGGACGTTTAATCTGCATCAATTTAGTAAAAGATGTAACGTTAAGTGCAGTTTTTGTGTCGTCAGTTACATAGACACGAAATTCTGCGGTATCTCCACGAACCACAGTCCAAGTTACAAGTGGTGGAACATTTCCAACAGGATAATTTTTACGTGTTGCCATATCAATAATTATACCAGATATTATGTTTTAATGATGTAGTTTAATGTAAAATATGGAGGAAGGTGATTTGTTGTACCTAAAGTACCGTTAATAGTTGTTCCGTCAATTCTTGCTGTGCTATTTGCAGCACCAGAAGATCCAACAACCCTTTCGGTTGGAGTCCAAGAGCTTACAGCCCCAGTTTCTTTAAGAACAATTGCTGAGCCGTCTCTAGCAATCCGTGCGTAAATATTGTTAATACTGTGGGTATGACTTTCGGATCCACCAAAATTACCAACGTCTGCTCCCATAACTGTTGGTCCATACACAACCCTGGACAAAAGATTTGGTAAAGTAGTTTGAGAAATTGTGGGTGCTGTTGGGTTTGCTGTAGTTTTTATATAATTGTTTACAACTATTGCTATATC